GAATAAGGAGTATATAAATGGCTTTTGATAAAAGTAAATGGTCACGTATGACTACTTCAGCAAACAGTGCTATTCCTACAATGTGGGGATATTCAACAACTGATGCGACAGCAACAGTGGATTCATCAGGTTACTTCGATGGAGTAGCTGGTGACGTTCAAGTTGGCGATATGATTATGGCGAACACTTCAACAGGTGGTACGTTGGCAGCTGGGTTTTACCTAGTTTCTGGCAATACTGGTACTGTCGTTGACGTTAATGACGCTTTAGTTGTAACAGCTACTGACTCTGACTAAATAGGTTAAGCCCCTTCGGGGGCTTTTCTAATCTATGTCTTCAGTAAAAAACTACACATCCATCGACCTAGCTTCCAATGCGTTGCTACTGATCGGTGAAGAAACCATATCATCCTTTACAGATGATTCGACAGCAGCTCTAGTAGCTGCAAACTTATATGAGCCTACTTATGAATCGTTATTGACGCTTCATCCTTGGAGATTTGCTTCAAGTAAGGCTACACTATCCAGACTGACAGCCACACCTGTTAATGAATGGACATACGCATATCAACTACCAGCTGACTTCTTAGTTGCTCAACACATTGATGATGCGAATGAGAAATACCAGATTTATGGTAGTAAGTTATATTCAGATAACACTTCAATCGTATTGGACTATACATACAAGCCAGACGAGTCATTGCTGCCAGCTTACTTTGCAGAGTTACTTGAATATAGGTTAGCATCAGTTTTTGCTATTCCTATTACTGAGAGTGCTACCAAAGGAGATTACTACGCAGCATTAGCAGAAAAACAACTGGCTAAATCTAAGACAATAGACTCACAGATGTCACCATCTTCTGCGCCAGCTGGAAACTCACCACTCATTAACGCTAGAGGATAAATGGCTAGAGTCAATATCTCTCAGACACAGTTTACATCAGGGGAGTTAGATCCTCGCTTGGCAGCACGTCATGACTATGATGGTTATTACAAAGGTGCTGAAACTTTAGAGAACGTAATATGTTTGGGCCAAGGTGGTGTTAAAAGAAGAGGGGGTATGAAATACGTAGATACCCTCACAGATACTGCTGTTCGATTTGTTACATTTGAGTTTAACGTCACACAGACATACTTGCTGGTCTTTGCCAATGCAAAAATGTATGTTTATAAGGATGGTGTTCAACAGACGAATCTGAACAGCTCTGGTAATGATTACATTACTACTCCTTGGAACGCAACACAAATTAAAGAAATGAGTTTTACTCAGTCAGCTGATACATTAATCATCTGTCATAACTCTCATGCTCCAAGAAAAATAATAAGAGGTGGTTCACATACAACATGGACTCTCTCAACACTTACATTTTCATACTATCCAACGTATGACTTTGACCAAAACTATGACAGCAATACTTTCTCTATAGGTTCTGATTGGAACTCAGTTGGCTCAGACGTTACCGTAACCTGTAACGCTTCAGGAAAGATAACTTCTGACCATGTAGGAGGTATGTTTGAAGGCAACGGTGGTGTTATAAGAATTGAATCAGTTAATACTGGAGCTAATACACTTACTGGAAAATTACTTCAAGAGTTTGTAAATCAGAACACTTTAGATGGTGTTGATGTTAGTTTAGAAGAGCCTGTCTGGTCAGCTACCCATGGTTATCCAAACGCTGTAACTTTTCATGAATCAAGATTATGGATGGGTAACTCTACAGCAAGACCTCAAACATTATGGGGTAGTGTAATTGGAGAATTTTTTAACTTTGATCGTGGTGTAGGTGGTGATGATGAATCTATCGACATTACATTAGACACTGATCAGGTTAACGCTATTTATCATGTTGTCTCTGGTAGACACTTACAAGTATTTACATCGGGTGGTGAATTCTATATTCCAGAAACACCAATTAAGCCCTCAAGTGTTCGTATATCAAGACAAACTAAGTTTGGAATATTACAAAAGGTTCGCCCAATTAATGTTGATGGTGCGACCATGTTTATTCAAAGGAACGGTAAGCAAGTGCGTGAGTTCTTATTCACATACACTGAAGCGTCTTATGTCTCCTCTGAGGTGAACTTGCTTGCCCCTCATATTATTAACTCGCCAGTAGCTATGGCTAGTCAAACAGGAGATGTAGAAAACGAAGGTAACTATTTGTATGTAGTTAATGGTGATGGATCTATGGGAGTATTTATCACCAACCGAGCTGAGAAAGTTATGGCTTGGACAAAGTACACAACGTCTGGTGATATTATGGATGTTGCAGTTGTAGAAGATATAGTCTATCTCTATGTTAAAAGAACTATTAATAGCTCAACTGTTTATCACGTTGAAGCATTAGACAATAGCTATTACACTGATGCTTCTATTCAAGTAACACAATCATCATCCACAGCAGTTTCAGGTTTAGCACATCTTAACGGTCAAGCTTGTCGTGTACGAGCTGACTCAGCAATCATGGCTAACGCTACACCTTCTGGTGGTGCTATTACTCTAAGTAGGGCAGCCACAAATATAGAAGTTGGTTTGAACTATGACGTAACAATTAAGACTATGCCAACTGCTTTAGCTTTACAGAGTGGGCCAATCAGTACAAAGAAAAGAAGAATTTCAAGAGTCTCAGCTCAGCTTCATGAGTCTAGTGGCTTAAAGATTAACGGTAAGGCTGTTCCAAACAAAAGCTTTGGAGCTAATGTTTTAGGACAAGCTCCAGAATCATTTACAGGAATTAAGTCCTTGCCAGTATTAGGTTATTCAAAGACAGCACAGGTAACGGTTACACAAACTGATCCACTGCCTTTGACATTGTTAGGTTTAACAGTTGAATTACAGGTGACAGGATAATGGGTGCAATGATAGGGGCAATAGCTCAAATAGCAGCAGCTGGTCAGGCAGCAAAAGCACATGAGCAAGCTGGTCAAGACAGATCAAGGGCTTATAAAGAACAGGCTGAGCAAGCTGAAAGCGCAGCAAAGGATAGAGAGCTGAATCGTTTAGTGAAGCTAAGAAAGGTTATGTCAGCACAGAGGGCCTACTGGGCTGGAGCTGGTATTGATTCAGCTACTGGATCACCAACAACAATTGCCAGCAGATCTTATGAAACATTCGAGTTAGATCAAGGTGCTGATCTGATCAATACACGACAACAAATACGATCTTTCAATAACTCTGCTGATGCAGCTATACGAATGGGTCGAATTAAAGCGAGAGGTTCAATACTCGGTGGAGTTATGGGCGCAGCTAATACTTGGAATACATAATGGCTTTACCAGAATATCAAAGAACAATAGTTAGGCAAGTGCAACAGGCTGATACAGCTTCAGCTCAAGCATGGGAAACTTTAGCTCAAACAATGGATAACTTTGGTCAACAGGCTGGTGCTTTATCAAGAAATATAATTAATAAAAATAAAGCTGACGAGAGAGCGCAAGCTGCTGCTGATAAATTGACTGTAACAAATTATGTTAACAGTAGAGAGGCAGAAATTCTTACTTCACTTCAAAAATTGAGTGTTGATAATGAATTTGATTATGAAGGTTATATTACTTCAGCTCAAGCCCTTAAGAAAGCTTGGTTAGATAGTGAAGGCTTGGATTCTATAAAAGGAATGCGCCAAGCATTTACAACCCTAATTGATATGAAAACTCAAGAATATGGGGCGAAGCCATATGAGAACGTACAAAAACAATTAAAGACAGAAGGGCGAGTCCTTGCTACTGAAAACTTAGATGCTTCAGTCTCTGATGCTGTCTTTGCTGGTGAAGCTTGGATTAATACTCATTATGTAGGCAATATAGATTTAGACACTCATCTAGAACTTTATGAAGAGCAGAGCAAGAAGTCAGTCAATACCTATATTGAAATGATACAAAAGTTTGATGACTTAGTTGATACGCATAACTTTACAGCAGAAGAGGTTATTAAGTTAGAAACAGAAATGACCTCAAAGCACTTGAATGGAATTATAAGAGGTGAGCTGAAACAGCAAATGAAGACAGGCAATGGCCTGAAAATGATCCGAGAGTTTAAAGCAAACCCAAACAAGTTTATTAAAAACAGACCTCACTTGGCTGCATTGTTTATAGAAGGCTATCACATTGATGCTGACAGTAGGGATGATGTTGGAGAAAAGCTTCTCAAGTTCTGGACTGATACTAGAAAAGACAACGACTACATGGAATCTGAAGCAGCAGCAGCATTAGAGATTGAGCAAGACAATAACTTTTCTGACTTTATTTATATGTTAGGTGGCGATAGCTACATTAATGAAGAAGAGATAATTAAAGCTAGGAATCGTGGCGATATAAGTCCAGCTCAGCATGACACATTAATAGACGCAATTCGTTCTGATAAATACTTCGTAGAAGATGAAGAGATGAAAATGAATATACAACAGATGTTGTATAACCCTAACTCTAAACAAACAGACATTGTACAAGTTCTTAATGCAGCCTTCACTGATAAAGATATTAACTGGGGTACATATACATCCTTCATGAATGATGCAAGAAGTGGCAACCTGTCAGATATTACTACGACCCCTTATTTCCAAACAGCAAGCTCAAATCTTGCAGCACGTTTACATCCAGAAGGCCCAACAGCTGCATACAAAACTGGTGTTGCTGACGCTATTTCTTATGCTAGAAGAGAGCTTTATTTAAGAGTCAAAGATGGTGAACAGCCGATCATGATTGAAGATGAAATCTATGAGCGATGGAGTAAGAGCTTAAGGAAAACATGGGAAGAAGTCATGAATACAGAAGAAGCTTCAACTGAAGAAGTATTAAAAGAGATAGATACAAGCGTTGGAGTTAGCCTTGCTGATTCCGAGACTGATCCTGACACTGGATGGAACACTTATTGGATTGGTGATGCTAAAAAACCTTCAATGATTAAGACAGAAATGAAGATTGCTAAAGAATTAGATGAAGGCATTATTGATGAAACTCAGGCTGAAGCTTTACTAAAAGAGTTTAGAACCTATATGAAAAAACATTTAGGAATTACAAAGTAATGGAATTAACTGATATAGACGTTAGTAAGCCAGATGATATTGGTATAAGCTTTGATGCTAGAAAAATCAAAGAAGAGGCTTATCAAGGTTCTTTACAGCAAGTAAAAGATAAATACGCTCAAGCTAGAAAAGCTTCTGTAACAATCTCATTGAATGAACGCTTTGAGGTAGATGAGTTTGGTATTCCGTTATATGAAGATGATGGTGTAGACATTCATACCAGAATGGCACAACTTAAAATGCCCCCTGAATCAGGAACACTAGAAAGCTGGCTTGGTAATAGTCCAGAATGGTTAAGGAGGCTTGTTGTTCCTTTTCTTGATCCATTGTTAAAACATCAAGATCCGAGCAAAGATAATTGGGTAGCTAGAGGTATGGTTGGTGGAAGTATAGCAGCAACTAGAAACATGAATATGGTTGCTCGTGAATTAGCTAATGTTTTAGGCGCAGACTTTGATGAAGAGACATGGAAAGACATTCCAAAGCTTTTAGGAGAGTCAACTGGTACAGGTGAGGATGTTGTTAATGGATTGACACAATTTTTATCAGTCTTTGCTGGCCTAGGTGGGTTCTCTAAAGGGTCAACATTATTTCAACAAACATGGAAAGGTGGTATAGCTGATTTCTTATTCGATCCAGAAGAGGGAAACATTGCCACTGCTATTCGATCTATGGGTTTCGAGAATGAGTTTTTAGCTTACTTAGACTCTCAGGTTGGAGAAGACGCTGATGATCTAGAAAGATTAAAAGCACGATTAATGGGCCAAGCAGCAGAGGGTGGTGTTTTAGGTGTAGCAATAACTAAGTTAATTCCAGCAGTCGTGGGAGCAGCTAAATATATTAAAAGTTCTTTCAAGGATATGTCTATAGAGCAACAAGAAAGAATATTAGCTAAAGCTTTCATACCTAGCCCATATCATAAGGCTGTAACTATTAATGCATCTAATGTAGAAAAAGTTAAGCCACTTAAAGCTAGTGACTTCAAACGTAACAAAGATGGCACATATGTTGGCTTTAATAAGACGATAAATACACCTCAAAAAATGACAAAGCTTATCAATCAAATTGAAGGCTTTGCTAAAGAAGGTGAGAAGGGAAGAATGTGGTATGAAAACTCTTCTAAGGCAATTTTAAAAGTCGCTGGTGGTGATCCTAAAGAAGCTGAGATCTTAGCTCAAATTATTGCAGTCACATCACAATCTACTGGAGTTAAGACGAATACAGGCTTTGCTTTAAAAGCTTATTCGCAATGGAAGGCTGGAAAACCTATTGACACTGGAAGATTTCCTAAAGCACAAAGTGAAAAAATTACAAACATACTAAACGGTGTTCCATGGGAAGGTAGAAAGACAAACTCGTTCTATCGTAACTTAATGGTTTATATAGATCCTAAAGTTGCTGCTGAATTACCAACTACGCAAGACATGTGGATGGCTAGAGCATTTAACTTAGATTCAGATGCTCCAACAGCAGCTCAATATGAAAACATGGAAAGGGTTACTAAGAACATAGCTGATCAATTAGGATGGAAACCACACCAAGTACAGGCAGCTGTCTGGGTAGCAGTTAAAGGAAGGCTTGATCCTGTTAAGGCATCAATAACTAAACATGCTAAAGAAAAAGGATGGTTAGATTCAAACGGTGAGGTATTACCTAAATACCAAAAGAAGTACGACAAGTATTTTAATGAGAAAGTCTTTGACGCTGAGTTTGATGAAGAAGCAATGCTTAAGGCAGCATATGATTATTCAAGTGGAATTAAAGACAACTTAGGAAACATTGCGCTTGAGGCTATTCCTTCAAGAACCTCTGGAGTTTTATCAGGAATACATAACGCTCCACCAGAACAGCAAGCTGAGTTTACTAAGGATATGTACGAGATCTTCCTTGATGAAGATGGTGTAGATGAATTAGCAAAAGAAATTGGCATATTGTCACCAGACAACTTTAGAGGTTATGGTGGCTGGATGGGTGATGTTAATGAAAGCATTCAACTCAGAGCTGTTATGTCAGGAACTGATAAAGTTGGTATAAACCCAGCAGATCAGGAGCTGATGGATATATATGCTAGTGTTGTAGGTACAGTCTTTAAACAGGATGGTGTATCTTACAGAAGAGCGTTTAATCCGAAAAACTCTAAAGAGGCTAACGGTGTACTAGTTGAGTTAGAAGATGCTAGGCCATTAACGCAAGAAGAGACTGAAAAATTGTATAAAGCTTTAGAAGTAGAATTTGGTGATCAATGGACTTCACCAATCCCTTCTAAGAACGGTGTAGAGCTTATTAATTACACAGACGATATAGACAATATAACCTTCAAACAAAAGGTAAAAAATGCTATAATAAACGCTGACTTACCTGATTCAACAACTGCTTCATTTAGGTCAGAAGGAAAACTATTAGAAAACGATTGGGAGAAATATCCAAATGGGCAAGGTTACGGACAAGGTTTTACCGAAAGATCATCCGATATTTACAACAGGCTGGTCAGTAAATACAGTGAAAAAGCCGAAGAAGTTAGACAAAGATACGGAAAAGAGTACAACTGGGATAAAACAGAAGGATCGCCAGTAGTACCAGCAGCAGTCGTTGTTGCAAAACCAGAAGATCAAAATACCGAAGACTTTATCAAGTCTTTTGAAGGTTATCAAAACAAAGGTTATTACGCTACAGAATCAGAAAAGGTAGCTGGCATAGTTACAGCTGGTTATGGCTCTACTCGTAGAGTTGCTGAAGGCGAAAAGATCACCAAGAAACAAGCAGAGAAATATTTCAAAGAGGACTTAGCAGTTGCTGAAAAAGCTGTTGATAGTCTAGTTACTGTCTCGTTAACACCAAATCAAAGATCAGCAGTTGTATCTTTAGTCTTTAACGTGGGCCAAGGTAACTTCAAAAAATCTAAAGCTCTTAAAGCATTAAACAAGGGTGACATGAAAACATTTATTAAGGAAGCATTTGATTCCAAAGTTGGCTTTGTTAGAAGTGATGGCAAAGTATTAAAAGGCTTAGTTAAGCGTAGAGAAGCTGAAAGAAAATTATTTGAGGGTATTGCATAATGGGTATAGCAAAAACTTTAGCTGGTGCATACGCAAAGACAGGGCAAACCAAAACTGGTGATGTACTAAAAAGAGGTCAGGGTGGAGAATTATTCCAAGATACTAGTGGAGCTGCAACAATTAACACAACAAATGTAGAGCCTCCTGTTAGACCAGTAGATCCTCCTGTTAAGCCAGATGACACAGATCCACATTCTCATCTTAAAAATGTTGAAACAGCTGAGCAATATTTAGATGAAGATCTTGCTGTAAATCCAAAAAGACAAAGTGATACAGATCCTTTAGGAAGAAACTTTAATATACAACATGTTAATGATTCAGAAGATTTAGGTCGGATTATTGAAGTTGAAGGTAACAAGGCAGACAACTTTAGACAACCAGCACAGCCCCATTCAGAAACGCTTTCAAAAATAGAAGCGCAAGATCCAGAAGCATGGTACAAGCTTACAGGTTATAGAGTAGGGGATGGTGTTACTCCTGAAGCAGTGGGTGGTGCAAGAATACTGTTACAAAAATCTGCAAGAAATTTAAAAGAGATGGCACAAACAATACTGGCTGGTGATGGAAAAGCTGATGCAGCATATCACCTTCAGTTTAGACAGGCCATATCATCTCATGTAGCTATACAACAATCAGTAGCTGGAATGGCAGCAGACGCTGGTAGATCATTAAATGCATTTCGTATTCCTGTTGATTCATCCATGGGAGGAAAGTCAGAAGTCTTTAAGTCTACACTTGAAGATGTTATGGATAAGTTTGGTGGTGAAAAGACTGTGCGTAATCTAGCCAGAGTTATTGATGACGCTGGAGATCTAGAAGACATATCAAAGGCAGCTTCTAAACTGCATCATGCAAAATTTTCAGATATGGTTTTAGAGTATTGGGTAAACGGCTTGTTATCTTCACCAGCAACCCATGTAGTTAACACTACGTCAAACGCAATGGTTGCAGCTTGGTCTATACCAGAAAGATTATTGAGCGCAGCTATAGGCAAAGCAAGAAGAGATCCAGAAGCTATGGAATGGCAAGAGGCTGTTGGTCAATTGTATGGTTTAATCCATGGATCAAGAGATGGCTTAAGGCTTGCTTGGGATGCTCTTAGAACATCAGAGCCTACCGATCCAGCAATGAAACTAGAAGCCAGAAAATATAACGCTATAACTGGTGAAAATGTTTCAAAACTTACTAATGGCACGATTGAGGCTAACGGTGTAGCTGCTAAAGGTATTGATTACCTTGGTGAGTTTACTCGCTTGTCTGGTAGATTCCTTGGCGCAGAAGATGAGTTCTTTAAATCTGTAGGTTATCGCATGGAGCTTAACGCACTTGCTTTTAGAACAGCTAAGAAAGAAGGCTTGCAAGGGGATGAATTAGGTGCAAGAGTTCATGAGCTAATCGAAAACCCTACTGAACAAATACACATTGACGCTATGAACATGTCAAGAGTACAAACCTTTACAAACAATTTGGGAGATACAGGACAAAAACTTCAACAGATGTCTAACTCTCAACCGATGTTGAAATTGTTATTACCGTTTGTAAGAACTCCTGTAAATATTGTTAAGTATATTTCTCACCGTACTCTCTTAGCTCCATTTAGTAAACATGTTTGGCAAGAAGTAAGGGCTGGTGGTGCAAGGAAAGATGCTGCTCTATCAAAGGTTACTTTAGGATCTATTGTTACTGGTGTTGGTGTAGGTTTATCTTTTGAAGGATCACTAACTGGTGGTGGGCCGAAAGATCCAGAAACTAGAAGGGCATTAATGTTAACTGGATGGCAACCTTATTCTTTAAAAATTGGTGATACATGGCATTCATATAATCGATTAGATCCGTTAGGAATGTTTTTAGGTTTGTCTGCTGATACTGCTGAAGTAATGAAGCATGCTAGTGATGAGGATAGAGAGAATATTGCAATGGTAACTTCATTGGCTTTGGCTAAGAACCTGACAAGTAAAACCTACTTAAGAGGAATTTCTGAAACATTAAATGCTATAAACGATCCTGATCGTTATGCTGAAAGATATTTTCAAAGAATGGGTGCTACATTTACACCAGCAACATCTCTTGTCGCTCAAGTAGAAAGATACACAGATCCTACTATGAGAGAGGCTCATACAATGCTAGAAATGATCCAATCAAGGACACCTGTCTTGTCAGAAAAATTACCACCTAGAAGAGATCTATGGGGAGAGCCTGTTGTTTTACAAGGTGGTATGGGTTGGGATTTTGTATCACCAATTTATACATCGCTTATAAAAGAAGACCCTGTGGCAATTGAAATGGCAGATCAAGAAATGGGTTTTACTATGCCTTCTAGAAAGGTGGATCAAGGCAAATATTCTACAGAAATGACAAACGAAGAGTATGACGATTATGTGGTTCTTGTTGGAAAAGAATTGAAGTTAGAGCATGTAACAGATGATGGCAAATATCAAGAATTAAACCTTCATGATTACATAGGCGCAATTATGAAAACTCAAGACTATAAAGAATTAACAGATGGCCCAGATGGTGGAAAAACAAATATTGTATTAGGAATTATCAGTGACTTCAAAACTATAGCAAGGGCATATATGTTGGATCAGGATTCTGAATATTTTGATAAAGGATTATACGAAAGAGTGAAAGAGAACAGAGACAAAGATTTAAAAGCTAAATACGGAGAAGAAGTATGGCAACAATATCAGTAGGTGATTTAACACCTCGTAACCAATATACAGCGACAAATGGGCA